CAGCCGAACGAATAACGCTCACGAGCCTTGTAACGTACGTTACCAGTATCGAAATCGCCTTCGAATGCTGTTTTGATTGCTGAACGCTCAAACATTTTTAAGCCGTTAGGAGCATCAGTCATCAAGAACCAAGCGTCTGGATCGGTCAAGAAATGGTTAACGAAGTAACCTTCTGGAACCATACCCATTGACTTGATAGCATTGATATCGTTGTCAGCAGTTTCAACACGCTGTGTAGATTTCATCAAACGTTCTGCGGTAAATTGCAGTTCCTTTGGAATGATCATACGGCGAACTGACAATGCAACTTTTAAGCCGCGTTCGTCAGTGAAACCTGCTACGTCAATGATACCTTGCTCAAGTGAGGTCTCATTCAAATCAGCAGGCGTTGTTGGAACGTTGCTGAAGTTTGGACCAAGAGCGGTTGGGTGAGCTGAGTTACACAGCGAAACACCGTCACCACCGTTATAAGCGCCAGTTGTATTGAACGCGTTGTTCAGTACAGAAGCAGCCTTAACTTGCTTGGTGTATTGCATTGAACGAGCCAATGCTTTGGTGTAACGAGCTGACAGACGGTCATAGAGGTTGTCCTCGATAGCCTCTTCGGTCAGAGCAAACGCCAGAGCGATGGTTTCGTGTGTGTAACGAGCAGTGAATGATTCCTGAGCGGTATCGTAGTTGGTACCAGCACCTTCATTCTTTGTTGGAGCCATGTCGAAACCAGTCAACATAACTTCTTCTTCAAACGCACGGTCAGAAGATTCAACAGAGAAAATCGCGGTGTGCTCATTTTCATAGCGCTTGTACTCCATACCGAACAGGGCGTTCAGGCCTGGCTCAAGCTCTTTTACGAGTTGTGAACGTGAAATAGCCATTATTTAGCTCCTATTAGGCGGGTGCAGTATTAGCAACACCAGTGCTGCCATACAAATGCATGTTGATCTTAACAATAACTTGGGTAAAGTTAGAACCCAATTCATTGGTCGGTAATGTGTTCAAACCAACTAGCTTTAGTACCAAGCCAGCAGCATTGGTATTAGCAATTGTCGAAGAATCTAATTCAGTTCCTGATACACCAGTAACAGTGCTACCTGCTGTGTAAGCAATAGCAGCATTCTTGCCGAAGTCAGCTTGAACGATATCTTCGTCAGCTTGGATGGAGAACAACTGGTTTGGATCATCTAACACGTCCGCAGTGATATAGCCGGAAGTGATGTTGACTGAACCAGGATAGTAGTTCGACCATGTAGGCTTGCCAGAAGTTGGATCAACGTAGTTACAGCCATTGAATACACCAACTGCAGCAGTGTGCAGAGTTGCATCAAACTTGACAATGTAACCACCAGAAAGAGTGACTAAGTCACCTTGAAAAATTGCGCCAGATTGGTTGTCCGCAATCAGGTAGCCGTACTGCTTCTGTGCACCAGTAGCAGAAAGGTTACCCATTGGGCGCAGACCATAGGCTTTATCAACGTTTGCCATGTGTAGCTCCTAAAGTATAAAGGACCGCGTTAGCGGCTTCCAAAGGTAGTGCGAGAGGACCTAGTAGGTGCCTCAATACGCATCGAAGAGTGAGCATTTTCACGCATCATCTCATTGTCTACTGCTGACATTTGGTCCTGAGCCTTACGGTTGTAATACGCATTACGCTCTTTGAGCGTTTCAATTGGAATGCGAGCGAGCATTAAACCTCCAACCGATACCACACCTGCATGCTTACCATCATCAATGGTAGGCATACTGTCGCGATACTCTTCTGGCAGTTCTTCAGCGCGGACGAGCTCATAACCCTCGCGCAATCTACCAAAAACGTGTTGTTTGTCTTCATGCCCATTAATCTCTGCACGAATCCAATGATGCTGGAAACCTTCAGGGGCAGGGGGTGCATCCAAACGCGAAGGACGAGCCCAAGGCTTGCGGCGTGTTTCTTTCTCGCGGGTTGGGCGAGTAGCACGGTCGATAGTAACTTTTTCTTGGCTCATTTTTTACTCCTTCACATATTTGGCGTACTCTTCAAGAGGTACACCCAATTTTTTAGCAATAGCAACCTGACTCGGCGATAGCCGGACAGTACGGCGTGCACTATTTACCCCGGAACTACGGGATGCAGGTGCAACGGAAGGCACGTTACTCCGTTGTCTGTTATTAGTCTGGGCAGACTGGAATTTGTTCGGAAACTCATTCCTAAGTCTGTTGTCTAATTCAGTATAGTACTCATCTGACTCAGGGTCAATGCCCTCTTCGTCAACGAGCGTCTGATGTATACCCCAAGCAGCATAAGTCATGGTTCTATCTTGACCAAACCATGGATTACTTTCCGCCCATGCATCCGCTTTTGCACTAGGTGCAGCAGGCTGCTGACGTTGCTGTTGTGGTGGTTGATAAACAGGCTGTTGCTGTTGAACTGGCTGCGATTTTTGCTGCTCAATCCAATCAGATACCTGACGTTGTTCATAAGATAACTCAGCTAAACGCTGCTGGGCTTCTGTCTCAGTATCAATGTCGCCCTCTTCACGAGCACGCTTGATAATACTACGAAGCGTAGCCTGTTGAGTCTCAAGACGTGTCTTGGCCTCATTCAAACGGCTATGGTCTGTTACCACCAACTTCTGTTCTAGGTCTTGCGCTTTAGCTTGAACGCTACGGGCATACTCAATAGCTGCCTGCTCACGTCTTTCTGCCTCACGCATCTTAGCTGTCAACTTAGCAATACGTTTTTGTACGTTTTCGCTAACCTGATCAAGCTCTGATTTTTGCTCTGGAGCTGGAGCAGCTTGTTGCTCTGGCTCTGGTGTGTACTCCTCTACAGGAGCCGCACTTTTTTCTTCTGGTGCATCCATTAACTCAATATCGGTTTCCGCTTCACCTTCACCGAGATTAAATTCCAACTGACTATCTGGGCTTACGTTTGCCATAGGCTACCTCACATGTGCAGAATGTCTTCTGGGTTGTTAATTGTGGCCAAAATCTCATCATCATTGATGATTCGAATCTCGCCGCCGTCTAAACCGATACGCGCACCCGCATAGCGGCCAAAAATTACCCAATCGCCCTTCTTACACCATGGGCCATCAGGAAATTTGTCTTGATCCTTGTACGCCAATGGACCAACGTCCAACACATACGCACAGGTAGTCGTAATTTGTTGTTTTTCACGTGTCTGATCAGCCAAAACAATGCCGCCTTTGGTTTTTTCAGTGCCGCGATATGGAAGTAATATGATTCGCCAACCTGTTGGCTTCGGAATGCGTGCTGCAACGTTCTCATCTAACTTTTCAGCATTAAAATCGCCGTTTTCATCGTAAGCATCTCCCAAAGAAGGCTCTTTTGTGGCCTCTTCTTCCGCCCACTTCTGTTCAAGTGCTGTAAGAGTCATGTCTGTATCCTTATAGGTCTGTATTTTTCTTCAAAATCTCTGCAATTGAGATTTCGACGTACTTATAGCCTTCCAGCCGACCCATCAGATACTTGTAATGCTCCATGTCCTTCACGCCACCAGACACAATTATCTCCTCAGTCTGTTTTTTGAGGTGTCTAATTGCACTCTGAATTTGCTCAGTCAGTAATAGCATGGAAATCTCCAAGAAAGCAGACAGGTTTAAGCTCTATCTGAAAGCTACATGCATATTATGCATGATTTTTGCATAAATGTAATTATTTACGCTATCTTAACTTTTTTAAATGCGTCTTTACGGTACACGTAGGTTACTTTTGGTTCACTAATGTTCCGTTTAGGTGTGCTCCGTGTAGGATTTACCCGCATTTTTTTTGGTTTACTGGACTTGGTTGCCACGTTGGCCTCCTGTTTGTGTCATTTTAGCTAGTGCAACTGCATTTCGCTCTTGTGCCAACTGCTCTGCCTGCTGCATTCTAGCCTGATCAATCATCATATCGTTCTGTTCTTGCTGTTGATCCAACGCAAGCTTCTGTGTATCGATCTGATTGCGTGCTTGATCGCGCTGTGCAGACTGTGCAAGCTCTTGTTTCTTCAATTCGACCAGTGGATCAGGCGGTTGTTGGTTCGCACCACTCAATTGGTCCTGCAAATCCTTGACTTCCTTCTGGAATTCAGCGACTTTAATCGCTACTCTAGCTTCTCTTTCAAGCGGAGAGACCATTCTGTCAGGATCAGTGCCGTAAAGTTTGAATAATTCCGCTTCAACAAACTCTTCTGCCTTCAATCTGACGTGATCAAAGATATGTTTAACCAAATTCATGGCCACATTAGGCACAGAAGCCGTCAAAGGAGATAAACCCATGAGAATGTGCGACACAATATGCGCATCATGCTGCTGTCCAGCAAAGGCTTTCAATGGCGAACCATCCAAAACCTGTGAGTTTTCACTTGCTGGGTCCTTAGGCTTGTCAACATCTTGGCTAATTAAGATGGAATCTACATCTCTAACACCAATGGCCTCGTACATGCGACGGTATGCTTCGTACATGTTATGCATTTGAGGCGCACTTTGCGCTAATTGCAACTGTGTTTGCGCCATCGTAATACGCTGCGCTACCGAGAAAATATTAGGGTCAGAGACAGGCAGTACATCTACACGGTCATCAAAGTCTTTTGCCTTGATCTTACGACTCTCACCAGGTACGTCATACGGATATTCTGGTGGTAAATACTTTGCAAAGCCCTGTGCCAACATACGCAACTCCAAACCTTGCGCATAGTGCAAACGCTTGTGGATCGCCGACATAACCGACGAGCCCTTTTCCAACAACGCAATCGTTGTACCAACCGCTGCATTCTGATTACTGTCACCAACTTGCAAATCAGTGATCGAAGCCATACGACGACCAGACTCTACGCAGAAGTTCATCAACGTAAACAGTGTCTGACTTGGCTCTTTGTATGGCAATGGCAACAGAGACTGCTGTAAGTCCATACCACCTGCGTCCATATCTCTCCACTCACCAGGAGAAATAGGCACATCATCATTCTCAATACGCGCACCCTTGGCTTTAAAGCCAGCAGGTAAGTTCACTAACGTACCTGCATCAGTCAATTGACGCAGCGATGCACTGGCAGTCTTCGATAAACCACCGATCAAATGCAAGAAACCTAAACCATAGGCACCAGGACCTTGAACCAAGATGTAGTGAACGTAGTACTCTTCACGTGTTTTATTCTCACTTTCCTCTTCCCAGTTGCGGCGAACACCAACAACCTTCTGACTAATCTCATCCACAGTGATGATGTAAGGCAGCTTAATACCAGTAGGCTTGCCCTTTTCATCTTTGTCTTCAAAACCAGGTAAGTCGTAATCAACTTGGAATTCCAATAAGAAGATTTCTTCCTCTTCGCCACTAGGCGACATACCTAATTCTTTGTCCTGCGCTTCTTTAATCTGCGACTGTTCATTGTCAACAGAACCTTCTGCTAAATCTAAATACTGACCACGTACTACCGCCTTGCGATAGGCATTCATGGACATCGGAACGCGATACGTAATGCGCTCACACTCTGTCATGACAGAAGAACCAAAGTAAGGGATGTACAGATTGTCTGCAGGAATCATCTTACTTACCATACGACCCTTGTCGTAATCGTAGTAAACCTTCTTAAACGCAGAACCACCGTAGCCAACATGGAACAACATCTGATCAACGTCCGGTGTGTACTCCGGCATCTTGATTGTGATCTGATAGTTCATAAAATCTTTGACGCGCTGCGCTTGCATTAAACGCTCACGTGTCTCTTTGCCCAACACTTGCGTGCGAACAGGACCACCAGCAGGCATTAATTCTTTTAACGCTTGTGATTGGAATTGAACAATAGCTTCTGATAACAAAGGATGCTGCACGCCGCACGCGCCCTTGAATGGCTTGGTACGCTCTTCCATAGAGAAGCCCAAGAGTTCCATGCCCTTGGCATACATCTCATCCCAATCTTGACGTGATGCTTTATCTGCTTCAAACAGCAACATCAAGTCTTCCGAAATAGAAGTAAGAACGTCTTCAGGCAATACCTCTGCAAGGTTCGCGTCGAACTCTACGTCATCATCTTCTTCGTCAATCTTGACGGTAGCACCACCCTCTTCATCAAGTTCAATCTCGATCTCAGGGCCTTCTTCCATTTCAATATCAACACTGATACCTGATGGCAGACCTTTTTCGCGTTCTACTGGCATAGCTATTCCTTACAGAAATCTTCGGTTATCGTCGTGGTTTTTTTCTACTAAACCACCTTTATTAAATCTGACACCTGACTTTAATACATTTTGTGCAGTCTCTGGGTCCCATACTATCCCCCAATTTGAAATTTTACCTTTTCGGTTTGTGTCTTGAACAATATTAGGTACTAATTCAAAACCAGGTCCAAGGTCTTTTATCACTTGTCTTAAATTATTTGGCAATTTTTCATACAACTGTGCCTGATCTGATTCTGCCCCTGGGAAAGTAATTCCTTGTTTTCCTCGTCGTAATGCACCCATGATCGCATTCTTTACTAACATTTGTTGGACAACTTGAGGAGACTTCTCCATCCCAGGAAATACTTGTTCAATATTGTACGAATGCTCAGATACATTTTTAGCTTCACTTTTTGCTATCCTATTTGATAACAAAGTTTTACGTTGTATTCCTTTCATAAACTCAAGCATTTCTTTATCATTAAGATTAAACGTATTTTTTATTTGAAGTATTTCCGGATCATCTGCATTAATCGCCGTACCTGTTCTATTATATTTTTCCTTAGCAGCAGATAATGCATTATTTAAATAATCAGGGATGTCCATAAAGTAGTCTCTTACGCTAGGGTTTCCTGATGCCTCCACTTTATCTGCAGATTTTTCTAGCAAGCCTATCAAGCTAGAACGTAAGTTTTCTCCTTCTATTGAATCTTTTCGAGGAGATGTGTGCTTTCCGCCATGTTTCATTAAATCATCATACAAGTCAGATTGAAGATCGATCACATGCATAATCTCTGTTTTACCACGTCCAGGGATATTTACAACGTTGTCAACGAATCGACTAAATCCAACCGGAACTTCCCCTTGTTTTGACAAACTAGGATGTTGTCCCTCATACAAATTTTTACGCAATAGATGCGTTTCAATTGCATTAAAAAGAGAAGTTCCATCAGTCGCATCATGGAAACGATTAGCTATCTCTCCTTTTTTTACAGTTTGATTTAAATTAAAGTCTGACTTAACCCTTTTTACTGCCTCTTGTAGTTGCTTGAATTCTGGACTAGTTGACCTAACTGACCCAATTTGATCTATAGTTGTAGATACATCATACCCTTCTTTTCTAAGAGCATCTGCTGCCTGTGAGCGCATTAGTTGATATGCTTTTTCTTTTGCGTCTGCAGGAGATAGTTTTTCTTTTTTCACTAATTCAGATTGTAACTTTTCATACTCACGCTGTTTATTATAAAACGGAGTAAGTAAGTCATCAGTAAGCCTGCTAATTTTTGCGGTATCTTGCTCAAGACTTTTCGTCATTGCTTTTGCATCTTCTAAGGCAGATAAAGCTTTTACTTTAAGGTCGGGAGCCATGTCACTGTTACTTATATACTTTATTGCAGTAGTAAATTTTTGATCATTGCCTTCACCTACACTAATTCCCTGGAACAAACGTTTTACGGTGGTGGCCTCTTTTGCAGTTGTTCTTTGTCCTACCGGAGCATCCGTCATTAAATTAACTATGCCAACAGGTTTATTGTTATGTGGATTATCAAAGTCGTGATGAGGACTATTAGTTATTGGCTCATCAATATACGTTTTTAGTCTTTCAACAGGCGTAGTATTTCTTAACCTGTCAGCAATCTCTGTAGGCTTTAACTTTGCATTTGCATCTAAGCCAGCCAATGCTTCTTCCGCACGCAAGATTTCATAATCTCTAAACTTACCTTTTAGCGAACCAAGATATTGACCCTTGGTCACCGCACCAGGTAACGCGGCTGTAAATTGGTCAAGCTTACTTACAAAATGCGGATAAGGCGCATCCAATGCTACGGCTTTTCCTCCTACAAAATCTTTTGGCATGAGATATCTTGAAACGCCAAGGTTTTCTGGTATTTCTGTGACATCCGCAACTGCATTTTGACGCAGGTTAGTAACTGGAGGCGTAGCTTGAGGCGCAACTTGAGGCGCAGTAGGGGCGTTATTGACTGGAGGAGTAACGCTTTTCCTAGACTTTACTTTATCCAAAATAGATTGAATGCCTCGATCCGCGGCTTTCGCTCCTTGAGTAGCTAATGAAACTGCTTTAGGCGCTACTTTACCTACTGCCCATGCTGCTGGACCTATTGAAATTAATTTGCCTACCTCTTCAAACCCCTCGCTACGCTCATTGGTAGGAGTGAGCCGCCTTGGCATCTCATCTAATATCTCTTGTGTCTGAGGAATAGTTGTTTCTACTTTTCCTGTAGTTCCGGAATTTGAGAAGAATGCAGTAGGGTCATCTCTAGTAGGGAACGCCTGACTGTCCGCACGTGGGCCTCTAAAACCCGCTTCCATATCGCCCCAACCACCTATTTCACCTGCTATTGATCCGCGAGCCACGGACTCCAAATTACTTAAAGTCTGTACCGGAATTTGTTTAAGAAGTCTTAAATCTTCTTTGGTTGTCGCTCTACCACGCTTAGTAATTGCATCCTTTAACTGCTGACGTGTGTCACCTGAGAAATCACCCATGCTGATCTCACCATACTCTGGTGAGCCATCCGCACGATACACAGCATCCATCATCTTCCGCGCTTCGCCACCCTTAGCCATAAGGATAGGCTGCGATTGTGTATTACCAATATCTCTAATAGCCGCTGTACTCATCATCGGCTCTTCTTCAACCATAGACTCATCCTGAGCCATGACTTGATCTTCTTCCATATCCGCAAGCTGCTCCGCGGTAGGAACATCACTGTCATTGGTATCCGCCAAAGCAATCGATGCCATCGCCGCTTGATAGTTAGGACCCAACTGCTCTAAGTCCATTCGTGTCAACGGATCAAACGAATAATTGGTAGGCCTCATTTGGGTGTTACGCTGTTCTGTAGAAGCCGGGGCCTTTTGTGAACCCCCCACCTTCTTCTCATATGTTGCCAACACTTGACCAACCGTCTTACCCTTCCAAACGGAATTAGCCTTTAACGCTTCAGGTGACACAACTTTCTCCATCGGCGTATCAGGATCAGCACGCAATAACTGCGGTGCACCCGTTGGACCCAACACGTGATACGCATAAAGCTCCGCGGCGCTCGGTTCTCTATTAAACTTTCTCTTAAACTTTTCTTGATTCGATGCAATAACATCCGTACCTACACGAATCTGCTCATCAACATCCCTCTTATCCCCACCGCCGTACTCTTTCCAAGTCTTATTAATGACCTGATACAAACCACTAGCCGAAGAAGTCTTAGCCTTTGCGTTCGGATTTAAACTACTCTCCGCTTGCGCAAATTTAACAGCTATCTCTGGGTCTATGCCGCGCTCTTGAGCTGCAGCCTTAATACGGGAACGGAGGTCTTGGTCCATGGTTCGCGGTCCGTGGGAAGGGAAGAATGTCGCTACGCTACCATTTTTGTCAATAATACTCAACCACTCTATCGCTTATTTCCCGCTCTTCGTCATCATCATCCTGCAAACTAACAAAGTTGCCTTGCCTAAATCGCATCAACGCCATCACCATCGCATCCACTTGGTCGTCATTACTACCATTAGGGAACGCGGCACACTCTTCCACCATGTCCTGAGCAAACTCTTCATCCTCTGGATACCACACCATACCCGACTCCAGTATTGGTGCCACAGCATTCGCACGACTTACCTTATCTTGCCCCGTCCTTCTACCACCAGGGCTATACATAGTTACAGGAATACCCATCTTACGTAATTCATGCTGCAATGGTGTACCAGTAGCTTTCGCCTCAATCAACACATTGTCAGGCTGCCAATACACATACTCCGCTTTTGCCACACGCTTTAACTCAGGAAAGTCCCAGCGACCTTTCTTAACTGATAACAACATCAATCCAGGTCCTTCGTCCGCGTTCGGTCTAAATACACCCCACGTCGCAATTACAGAGAAGTCCGCTGTCTCCTTTTTCGAGTAAGCAGTATCCATCGTCTGAATAATATAGCTGCAGCTCGGAGGTTCATCATACTTCCATCGTCTCCACCACTCCCTCTTCAAAATAGCACCATCGTCATTCGTTGGCTGTTGCTGCCACTGGGCGTTCCACTTCTTCAACCCAATGGACATCTTGACCTTCTCTAACTCATCGAGAGCCCAGTAGCCTGGCCATAAAGGATTCCCACTTGGCAGGATTGCCGGGAACTCTAGTATCTCCCACTGGTCGGATTTCAACTGGCCCTGTTGTCTCAGAAGTCGTCCTGACAAGTCGTCCGTCTTCCATCTTGTATTGATGATAATAATAGCGCCGTTCGGCTGTAGTCGCTGTCGCGGGCCTGACGTGTACCACTCCCATGTGTTCTCCATCGCCGTCTCTGAGACAGCATCCTGTTCATCCAAAATATCATCCAACACCACAATGTCACCACCGCGGCCTGTCATCGCACCACCCTTACCAATAAAGAACGCTTCCCCGCCTGCATTGGTATTCCATCGCCCTGCCGCCTTCGAATCCACAGATAACTTGGTATTAGGGAAAAGCTCCGCGTACCGCTCATCCTCAACAAGGTTCCTAATCATCCTACCAAACCTTTGTGCAAGTTCCGCGGTGTGCGAACCGACAATCAACTTACTCTGAGGCAGCTTGCCCATCAGATACGCAGGGAATAAATAACTGCCCATCTGGCTTTTACCATGACGGGGAGGCATCGCAATCATGAGTCTTTTGCACTTGCCAGCAATCACACGGTCCAACGCTTCAGCAATCTTTAAATGATGTTCGCCTACCAACATTTCTGGCCAGACGTACTTGCAGAAGTCGATGAACGAAGAAGTGGCCTTGTCTCGCGCTTCGAGGACGCGGAGCCGGAGTTCAAGGCGTAGTTGTTCTGCTTCTAAGTCTTCAGGTTTCATAATTTAATAATATACACCCGCTGTACGAGTTTTACAAACAAGGGGGTGGTTTTATGGGGAAGGGGTGGGTGGGGGTCACCTTTTGCCAGGTTCTATGTTTGTGTAAAACAGAGGCGAAGGTGAGCTGTGACGAACCGGAGCAAATATGGCCCTACCCCCTAAAAGAAGAAGTAAAGATAGGAGCGTGCGCCCCGACGGCGACGGCCCAAACAGGGCCGTCGGGGCGCAGTCCGCTGCAACGCAGCATAGCAAAATAGCAATGCTGCGAGAGGGCGGGGGCGGGGCGCGGTGCTATGGCTACGCTACGCGTAGCCATATGTCAAGCTATTTATTCCTATCGCTGCTCGCGCAGCGATAGTTGCACACTATGCCAGCTCTAGTTCCTTCTTCTTGTCTAGTGCTGCGTTGTACTCGTCACGCGCAGCCTTAGCCTGATCAACGGTGTCATATGCCTGCGCTTCACTCATGCCTACTGTTGATGCGCCAGTGATGTAAGAATAGGTGTGATCATAGTCCTTGCTATATACCGAATCAATTCGCTGCATGACAGCGAGTGTTCCCAGTAGCGTGATTAATTCACGCTCGGTCATGCCTGCAGGTACAACAAGTGATCCACCGTTCAAATTGATTGTACGTACTGTTTTCATTTTCTTTCTCACTTTCTAGGTTAGTTAACTGGCTGCGACTGCAGCCAGTGATTAAACTATAGCAAGCTTATTGCTGCGTGTCAACTATCTTTTCGCGCTTGATCTCAAACGAGAAAACGTCATCCACCTCATTCATAAACTCTATTAAATCTTTTATGTTATCGAATGAGACGGTCTCGCCCGTCTCATGATTGTGCACGTTAAAAGTCTCAAACGGTTTCATGCTGCACCTCGTCCATTAATAACGCATTGCAAACGGTATTCATTAATACATGCGCTGCAGTTATCACTGCAGGTGGATTATCGCTCGCGTCCGCGACCGATAGCAGGTACTCATACGCGGCATTGATATCAGTGCCGCGATCCGCGAAGAGTTCGCACTTGAGCGAGTGCGCAAGTTCATGATGTCTTAGCATGCTTCGTTCTCCTCTGCATTAGCGATCAAGGCCAGAGCGATCTCGCGAAAGTTAACATCCTCTAAGAATGCCAGAGCATAATCAACCGCGAGCCCCGAGCCTTCGCTCTCGATCGTGTCTGTTGCATATTGCTTTAATTCTTCCTTCATATCGTACGCATGTTCGTACGCATTGTCATACTGCTCTGGATTGTAGTTAAAATCATACGCTGACATGCAGTCAAACAGCTCGAGGTTAACGCGCCACGTTGCATAGTTAGTCCAACCGTTATACTTTTCCATCGCTATTCCTTTCTAGGTTAATTAACTCGGTGCAGTGCACCGAGTCATTAATATATCAAGTTAATTGCTACGCGTCAACAGCTAATTCTAACTTTCTTACCGCACGCACTGCGGCAAGATACTTGCTGCTGTACATGTTGCGCTCTGGCTTATAGCCAAAGGGATCATAACCGCGCACGCGTGAGCGACGTTCGCGAGCGACACGCTCGCGAAGCTTAGGGAAAAAACCAAAGGCCGCGTTATATGCATTAAAGAATAATTCAAGGTCGCAATCCTCTTCGAGATACGCGTGCCCCGCGTGCCAGTAAGAATAGCGCGACACGCGATCCGCGAACCCTAGTTCGCGGACTAATGACAACGGCACCTTAACCCAACCATGCCCCGCGTCCTGGATAAAATCAAATTGTTTTTTCATTATGCTCTCCAAATAGTTATGCGATACGCGTGCGAGTGCACGCGTTTGATCATTGCTTCAACATGCTCGCGGCCGGAAGACCAGAATTCGCCCGCGTGCGTGACATTGCCCACGCGGTAACAAAAATAATAAGGTCGCATCATGCCCCCTTATAGCAAGTCAAAAATATAATCTGGCTCGAGACCAAAATCGACGCGCAAAATCTCTTCAGGGTTCTCGCCCTCCGCTA